AATACCAAAGCAGCAGAAATATAAATACTTTTATAAATTTTGAGGACTTTTTATGGACCCAGATTATGATTTGTTGGATATCTTAATGACTAATAATTCAGCAGAAACTGCTTCTGAAAAAATCAAGGAAATTCTGTATTCAAAATCTGCTGAAAAAATTAACTCATACAGACCTGCAATTGCACAAGCGATGTTTGGTAATGTTCAAGATTCAGAAGGAGAGGCATGATTACAAAACTTTTAGGTGCTGAAATTCCATTACCAACAACTACTGGTGCAGCAACTAGCTTTACAGAAGCATCAGCAGTACGTCTTGTCAATACTGACACAAATGTACATATTGTCAGTGTAGTTGAAACTCAAGGTGGGACTGGAATTGGGTCTATGACGATGCCTGCTGGTTCTGTTGAAATTATAACTAAAGTAGCAAGTCACTGTGTCTTTTCAGATAGTGCAACTGTAAAAGGTTCCAAAGTAGGATTTACCAACTAAACAAATGAAACTTATCACAGAAGAGATCGAATCAGTAGAAATTATTACAGAAGAAAAGAATGGTGTACAGTCTCTGTATATCACAGGACCTTTTCTTCAAGCTGAGGTAACAAATAGAAATGGAAGAAATTATCCTTATACTATTTTAGAAAGAGAAGTGAAGAGATATAATGATACATTCATCCAGAATGGTCGTGCTCTTGGTGAACTTGGACACCCAGATGGTCCAACAGTTAACCTGGATAGAGTGTCTCACATGATTACTTCTCTTACAGCAGAGGGTAATAATTTTATTGGTAAGGCAAAAATCCTTGATACCCCTATGGGTAATATTGCAAAATCTCTTCTTGGTGAAGGTGTGAAGTTAGGTGTTTCTTCAAGAGGAATTGGTTCTCTTGTAGAAAAGAATGGTGTTAGATATGTTGCTGATGACTTTATGTTAGCAACTGCTGCTGATATTGTTGCTGATCCTTCTGCCCCAGATGCTTTTGTAAATGGGATTATGGAAGGAAAAGAATGGTGCTGGGATGGTGGAATTCTAAAAGAAAAAGCAGCAACTGTAACAAAACAGAGAGTTGAATCATACACAAGACAAAGAAAATTAACAGAACAAGCAAAGCTGAAACTGTTAAATGACTATCTCTCAAATCTTTAATTTATAAATAAATATAGAATAAATCAAAGATTTTTATTCGGAGTATACAAATGAGTGCCGGTAACAACTTACAAGAAATGGAAGTATCTACTAAAAAATCAGTCACTGCTGTAAATAGCGGTGCAAGACCAGCAGAATCAAGACCAAGTTTTGATGCAAAAGTTGAAGGTCAAACAGGCTCATGGCAAGACCTTGGTGGTCCTACCCCAACTGGTGAGAATTCTCCTCTTGGAGATTCTAACAAGTTGAAGTCTGGTGCTACTCTTCAGCAAGTTAAGAATGTAGTCAACAAAGGTGCCAAGGCTGCTGATCCTATGCCTGCTCAAATTGTAGGTAAGCAAGCAAGTTATGAAGATGTTGAATACTCTGAAGAAGAAATTGTAGAAGAGTCAGAAGAAGATACTGAAGAAGTAGTTTCAGAAGAAGAGCATAAGGAAGAGAAAAAAGGTAAAGAAGAAGATGATGATGAAGATGAGTGTGATGAAAGTTTTGATTTCTCCCAAGATGTTGATGCATTAATTGGTGAGGAATCACTCTCAGAGGAGTTCAAAGATAGAGCTGCTCTTATCTTTGAAACTGCTGTTAGAAGCAAGATTGCTGAAATCAAGGAATCTCTTGAGAACAAGTTCAACAAAGCACTTGTAGAAGAAGTAGCAGCAATTAAAGAAGAATTAACTGATAGAGTTGATTCTTACCTTGAGTATGTTTCTGAAGAGTGGATTGATGAGAACGCTCTTCAGATTGAGAATGGTCTGAAGGGTGAACTTTCAGAATCATTCATGACTGGTCTGAAGTCACTTTTTGAAGAACATTATGTAGAAATCCCTGAAGATAGATATGATGTATTAGAGAGCATGGTTATGAGATTAGATGAAATGGAAGAAAAACTCAACGAACAAATCGAAAGAAATGTTCAGTTAAATAGAAGACTCAGCGAAGCTGTAAGTGATACTATCTTAAATGATGTTGCTGAAGGGTTAGCTTTAACTCAGAAGGAAAAGCTTGCAGGTCTTGCTGAAAGTGTTGAGTTCGAAAGTGAGGAAGAGTATCGTGGGAAACTGGAAGCTTTGAAGGAATCATATTTCCCAAGAGCAACAGGTTCTGCAAGAGATGAAGTATTGACAGAGGAAGCAACAGAGGATTATGGTCCTTCTATGAATGCTTACTTAAGAGCAATTTCTAAATTCTCTAAGTGAAATAACACTTAATTATAAATAATTTCAGTTAAAAACAACACTTTAACAAGACAAACAAGGAGAAAAGCAAATGTTCCTTTCAGAACAATTGCAGAAAAAGTGGGAACCCCTTTTAGAGGCTAATGGTCTCGATGCGATCTCAGATCCATATAGAAAGGCTGTAACTGCTGTTCTGCTCGAAAACCAAGAGAGATTCTTAAAAGAAGAGAGAGGATTCCTCTCAGAAACCCCTGCTGGAGTGTATGCTAGCCAAGCTGGTGCTGGTGGTGCTGCAGGTTTTAGTGGTGGTGCCACTGCAAGTGGTCCTGTAGCTGGTTTTGACCCTGTTCTGATCTCACTGATCAGACGTTCAATGCCTAACCTTGTTGCATATGATCTGGCTGGTGTTCAGCCTATGAGTGGTCCTACTGGACTGATCTTTGCTATGAGAAGCAGATATGTAGATCAGGCTGGTAATGAAACCTTCTTTGATGAAACTGATACTGCCTACTCAGGTCAAGATTCAGGATTTAACACCACAACTGGTGATTACACTGGTGGTTCAGATGATGGTGCATCAGTTGGTTTTGGTACTACTGGTTTCCAAGGTACTGGTGCTCTGGCTGCTCAGAAGACTGACTATGGTTTCAACCCTGCTGATCTGAATGCTTCTGGTGCTACTGGAAGAGAGTACAGAGTTGGACAAGGTATGTCCACCTATGATGCAGAAAACCTGGGTGCAGGTGCTGGTGATCAGTTCAACCAGATGGCATTCAGTATTGAGAAACTCTCTGTGACTGCAAAGTCAAGAGCACTCAAGGCTGAGTACACCCTGGAACTGGCACAAGACCTTAAGGCCATTCATGGTCTGGATGCAGAAGCAGAACTGGCAAACATTCTTGCTTCAGAAATTCTTGCTGAAATCAACAGAGAAGTCATCAGAACCATTTACAAGATTGCTGAGCCTGGTGCTCAAGTCAATGTTGCTAATGCTGGTTTCTTTGACCTGGATGTAGACTCCAATGGTAGATGGTCAGTTGAGAAGTTCAAGGGCCTTCTGTTCCAGATTGAAAGAGATGCTAATGCTATTGCTTTCAGAACAAGAAGAGGGAAGGGTAACACCATCCTCTGCTCATCTGATGTTGCATCAGCACTGACCATGGCTGGTCTGCTTGACTACACCCCTGCACTGAATGCAAACCTGAATGTTGATGATACTGGTAACACCTTTGCTGGTGTTCTCAATGGTAAGTTCAAGGTCTATATTGACCCATATTCTGCAAACCTGGCTGCAACCCAATACTATGTTGTTGGTTACAAAGGAACCAATCCTTATGATGCTGGTCTGTTCTACTGCCCTTATGTACCTCTCCAGATGGTACGTGCTGTTGGTCAGGACACCTTCCAGCCCAAGATTGGATTCAAGACCAGATATGGTATGGTTGCCAACCCATTTGCAAATGGTCTTACTCAAGATCTGGGTGCTATCAAGGCAAATGCAAACAGATACTACAGAAGAGTTGCTATCAAGAACCTCATGTGAGTTCTGTTCCATATCTTCAGGGGGTCCAAAAGGACCCCTTTTTTATTACCATAAATAGTTCAAAAAATGTCTAATTATTTGAATAGGTCTCCATCAAACAGAAATCTACTGTCACCAGTAGGTTTCAAGTTTGTCATAGATAAAGCACCTAAAGTAGATTTCTATTCTAACTATGCAGGAATTCCTGCAATTACTTTAGGGTCTGCTCTCCAAACTCGCTATGGAAAGAACATTGATATTCCTGGTGATAAAATGAACTTTGAGGATTTTCGTCTACGTTTTCTTGTAGATGAAGATATGGAAAACTACATGGAAATCTGGAACTGGATGACTGGTTTAGGATTTCCATATAGTTTAGAGCAATACTCAGATTTAAGAGATAATTCAAATTCATACAATTCACCAACATTAAAAGCAGATTTTTATGAAAGATCTGATGGAACATTAAGCATTTTAAACAGCAACTTTAATGTTCAGTCACAAGTTATCTTTGAAGGATTATATCCTGTCTATCTGTCTGGATTAGACTTTGATGCCACAGCAGAAGACATTAGATATTTTACAGCAGAAGTAACATTCAAATACACTTATTATAGGATTATTACTGGTCTATGATTTCTCTTGATGATATTCAGTTGATGTGGAAAGAAGATTCTCAGATCAATATAGATGATTTACACAATGAATCTTTAAAAGTAGCATCATTACATGCCAAATACTATGAACTTTATAACAACTT